CGATGATTAGCGATACTTTCTTAAATGAGTTCATTTAATTTATTCTCCTTATTTCTTCTGCCTCTTATGTGAGCACAGAAACTTAGTGTAATTCATGTATCTTTACATGAAACGAGCAGGGATCTCCGCCTTCTTCCCATTCTTGCATTTCTTCATCTGACATTGGTGGACCGTCATGTGTTTCGCAAAACACATCTGATATCCAACCTCGATCATAACCATTCTTAAGCCATATTTCAAACTCTAGATGGTTAGCGTCTTCTGAGTCAAATTCTAAATCCATTCGGACAATTCCTTTAACAAAAGGTGTTTAGGCATTGCGCCTGTGATTGTCTTAACTGGTTGACCAGACTTAAATAGTACCATAGTTGGTATCGAATGTACAGAGTACTCCTCCATTTTTAAAGGATTCTCATCAACATTTAACTTACCGACCAGTAATCCAGTCTCATTTGATATCTCGTCTAGGATTGGAGAGAGCTTTTTGCAAGGCCCGCACCATTCTGCCCAAAAATCAATTAAGATTAAAGGGTTATGATTGATCACTAGATCAAAGCTATCATCAACTATATACAATTTATTCAGCCTGACCTTTTACTTCTTCTGCTGCTTGATTGAACTTATTGATAAAGTTTTGAATAATAAATAGAGTGTATTCCGAAGAATTTTTTTGTAAAGTTTCAAGAGTTAGTGGTGTTTTTTGGTCTTCTGGCAAAGCCTCTGACCATTTTTCAAACACCATTCCTGATATGTCTTTAACAATTTCTTCTAACATTGTTAAATCTGTTGCTTTATCCATTGAGTGCTCCCTGTAAGTTAATAAGTTTTCCACCCGTAATTTTTGAACTAAAGGTTGGGATAGAAGTAATAGATATTAAGTTGTATAGTTGATCATTTGTTAATGAAGGCTTTGCTGCTTTAATTGTTGCCCATGATGTGGCTCCGACCAAAACTGATGCTGATGATCCAGCGAAGTTAGTCTTCTTTCCATCAAGCCCATAAAGAACAGTAGTTCCTCTGGCATAGAAATCAGTTAGCTTAGCGTCATAATTAGAATAGAACGCAATAGATCCTGCTGGCATTGTTGCACCCATAGAAATTGTTTCTGGAATACATGAAGGCCATGAGACTCTCTTGTAGTCACTGTTGTTTCCTGCTGGAAAAAAGACACCTACGTTAAGAGCATTTAAAGACTTTACCTTTTCAACTGTTGTTGGTGTTTTTGGACAATAATCTGTTCCAGCAGCGCCTAGGGCGTGTGAGCCCTGTGCCATTGCAACAGATTGAATATTAAACTTAGATTGATTGTTTATTACCCATTGAAGAGCATTGTAAACAGTTGCTTCATTTGTGTGCTCTCTGGTGCCATTTACACGCTGTCCAACAATTCTAATAAATACAATCTTTACGTTTGGATTAGTTTGAAGTGCTTGATCTGCCATTAAGGTTCCATGATCAAATCCGCTTAGCGCTAGCTTATCTTTTGAAAGAGTTGCTGCACCTGGACCCTCCATTGAAGTAAGTCCATTTGGGCAACGTGGTGTTGAATCAAAAAAGATTTCAATTAAACAAACTTCGTGAATAACGCTATTTTGAAACTTTGTTTGTGACATGTCAATCGCTGTATCTAGGATTGCTATTGTTGGAACTGATGTTGATGTGCTCTTAAGGTTAACTTTAGGAGCAGCATTTGCGGTAATTGGTAGTGCTAGTGTAAGGGCTACGAGAGCCGTGATTATTTTTTTATTCATAGTACCTATTCTACTAAATATTGACAGATTGTCAATAGGTTATTCTTTGTCTAGGTTGTCCAGTTTAGCTTTATACCATTTACCAGCGTCAAGCTGAGTTGGCGATTGTAGGCCTTGAGATTCTAATAGATTAGTTATACTTTGTGAATACAGTTCAACCATCATTTCAAGTCTGACCACTTGCATTTCTAGCAGTCTTAGTCTTTCTGACTTTCTCATTCCGTTCCCTCTCTGTCTACGGGGGTAGGTGCTGTTGCAACACTACCACAGCTAACACATTCCATATCTAGGAAGTATGTAGCAATTTCAAAATCTTCAAAAATAACCTTAAGGTTCCATATTTGCGATCCGCATGGGCATAGATGGGTTGGGGTGCCTCTTATATCCATAGATTTTTCGTAACTTTCAGGACGAAGATTTAAGATGTCGTCGGTATGACTTCCTTCTCGCTCAACATCTTCTTTGTCAACTAAGAATATCTCATAGGTTTGCAAGAACAATTGGACCTTGTACTTAATCTTTGAATACACAAGGTATACCAGTAATGCAGATAAAATTACTATGATCCACTTCATACTCCTATTATACCTTAAACCTGGATGTATGTATAGGGTGCTGCTACGCTCATATTAAACTCAGTTGCCGCTTCTAATGCTGCCTTTAAGCGTACTTTTGGATTCTGCTGTTTCTTTGTTGCATGTAAGGCTCCTAGTGCTATCATTCCACCGCTGCCTTCCGCCATATAGTTAACTATGTTTTCACCAACGTGGAAGTCTTCATCTACGGTAAAGAGCCTTCCGCATATTCCAACAATAAATATTCCACCTGTGTCTTCTTCTGATGCAGATCCAACGCTTCCATATCCGTGATCTTTAAATGCTTGTTTAACAGAATCAATAAACTTAGTTCTCATAAACTTATCTAATCCTGAATTTGTTTTAGTTGGTGTATATTTTGGAGGAGTCCACATGTATTGAAGGATCTGTCCCATACGAAATGAGTCTGTAAATGCAATTCCGTATTGACCATTTTTAAAAACCTTTGGTTCTTTTCTTGAAAGAATCCAGCCCGTTTTATCATCGGAAGCGGCATGGTCGGAAGCCATATAGACAACACCATTTTGGGCGATAGCAACAATACAGGTCATACTATCAGTATACTAAATTAAAAATTATCTGTCCAACTCGTCTGAATGATGCTCAAAATGGGATAATTCTATCATGGTTGCCTCAAGCTCAGCCTTAATACCAATTAATTCCTGGATAGCATTATAGTATTTATCTTTCCAGTCGTTTAGCTCTTTTTCAATTTTATACAACTCTATTTTAAGGTCTTTTAATTCTAATTTTAAATGATCTTGTTCACGCTCAGAACGCCTTACTTTTTCTTTTTTGTTGTCTCTAAAACCCGCCACAAGCGCTGTTCCCATACCAGAAACAAGAGCGGCGGAGATAGCAACTAATACAGATAAGTAGTTTATTTCCATGATAAACTAATTATACCGTGAAATAAATGCTAATTAAGAGCTAAACAAACAATTCTGAAGCGGCAATATCAGTGCCAATATATCTTTTTTTAACAATAAATTCTTTTACAGCCTCTGGTCCAAGTTGTCTACCAGATAGAATAACTACCCATCTTGGCTCAAATTTAGCAGATATGCATGTCTCGCACATCAACAGGTTGATTGGAATTAAAATTGATTTTCTTACACTTAACTTATTCTTACTCTTATTACAAGAGTAGCATAGTATTTTTTCCATTAATTAGATTCCTCTATGTGCTCAAAAACAATTTCATCCATTATGGTAAACTCATCGTTTTCTAGCACTTCTTCTATTTCAATACCATCCTTTTGGTATTTAACTTTTGACGCATATATGCCCAAGCTTTCGATTGATCCATATACTCTTTCAGCGTGAATAAAGACTACCTTAATTACTTCGTAATATTCTCGCACTTGGTACCCCCTCCAGTTCGCATCTTACTCCGTAAGACTCGATTAGCTTTTTAACTTTTCCAACGTAATCAATTACTATTTCTTTTTTAATACCTTCGTATTGTAAAAAATTGTCTTCATATAGTCTTATTGCTAAAAACTCTGGATACTGTACTATGTCCATCTGTAAACTCATAACAGGCTTTTTAATTTCCCTAATTCTTTTTGCCATTTCTTGCGTATAAAAAACTGGCTTATTAGGTTCGCCTGTCCATTCATTAACACCATACTTAAAATGGTCTTTATTTTTATTTATGAATTCCATTTTTAGTCCTAATCTTTTTCCAAGCTTCGGGTGTCTTGTGCAGATTTCTTGTTTTATCAATGGATCCAGAATTCAAATAAATTCCTCCCCATACTCCTTGCTCATCATTTTCAACGCCAGCCTGGTAACACATCTTAGATACTGGACAACTAAAGCAAGCCTCATCAATACTTTTTGCTATATTAACATCTGCCTCATACTTGTCATAAAATAAATTTGTATCCATACCTCTGCAAATACCAAGGTGGAACCAATCTAGATCATCTTCATCTACACCTAATTCATTTAAAATGTTTGACATATTTTATCGGCAGCTTCCAGATTCCTTGTTCGTTAGCAGCAATTCTTTCTGCAACGCCCCACTGATCTTTTCGGAACATTCCCTTTATATGAGTAAAGCCGCCTGGGGTTTCTTTCCAAATTAACAAATCATAATTGTCCCAATATGATTCTTGACTTTTTGTCTTAGACCTTTGTATAAAAACTTCTACACCTTTAAGTGTAAGGTTAAGCATTTCTTTCCTATCTAGTAAGTCCGCCTAGATTGCTTTGCTGGCCCACTAGGACTCGAACCTAGGACCTAGAAGTTAACAGCTTCCCGCTCTGCCTGCTGAGCTATGGGCCAAAGCAGAAACCGCAGCTTCTATGTATTATTATACAGTAAAAACTGCGGCTCTGTCAAGGATTTATTTATTTTTTTCTGTTATTTTAACTATATTAACCTTTTTAATTTCATCGTCTATATTAAATATATCCCCTACATAGTCCCTGGCATCAGTTTCATTAAAGGCAGTAACCTCTAACTCTACGTCCATTTTAACTTTGTAAGTGTTCATACTCTATTATATCACTTTGAAGCTTTTTTATCTACTGCTGTAAATGCTGCATTAATTTCTGATACAGTCAATTTACCATCATCTAGGAATCCACGAGCAAGCTTTTCAACTACTGTAGCAACTCCTAAAGTTCCTGCTAATATAACTGCTTTGTAGGTTTCAATTCCTACAATTGCTCCTGCTCCAATTACAGACAATCCAGATGCTGCAAATACAGCAATAATTCTAGCTAGAATATTATTGATGTTTGCAATTGCTCCTGAACCTACCTGCGTTGGCTCTTCAATATATGCTTTAGCCATTTTTAATCCTCATTTCTATTTCTGATCGGACTTGTAATTATCCAAAGAGCAGTTGTTGCTATGATTCCATAACCAACAATAGTCTTTGCACTTCCGTCCAGAACTACCCAAGCAATAAACATACCAAGAAGGGTCCATGCTTGGTCAACCATATCTTTTAGGATATTCTTTATTATTCTTACCATTTTCTTCTGCCTCCTTGACCTGGTGAATTAGCTCCTGAGCCTCCACCAGAACTTCCTCCGCCTCCTGTGCCACCTCCTGTGGCTCCTCCTGTGGCAACTGCTGCTGCATTAATTGCGGCACCTGCGGCTACAACTGTTGCTACAACCATTTCTGTTGCCTCTTCTCTTTCTTCATCAGACATATCGGCGCCTATATTGCTTAGTGCTTCAATAGCCGCTCCAGGGTCTGAAAATGCTGTTGATAATAACTCTGCAGGATTTTCAAGCAACACCAAAGACGCTGCTACCTCTGCAGTAATAACAACTTCGTTACCGTTTTCATCTTGACGAACTTCAACAGGTGTATCTGCAGGCAAGTCTTTATACTCAATTCCAGCCTCTTGTATTTGTTCTTTAGTTAAAGATTCTCCAGGAGCAATAGACTCTACAAGAGCCTCTGCTACTAATTCTTTTTCTGCATTAGTTAATTTTCCATCTTCGGATAAAGCATCTGCAAGATTTTGAACTTCTTCTGCAGTTACTTCACCATCATTTGCTAACTCATTTAAAATATCTTCTGCTTCATCTGCATCTATTTTACCATCAGACAATGCGTCATCAACAGATTCTTCTACTGCTTCTTCTGATCCCGCCTCTGGCTCTTCAGCAGGTGGCTCTTCAGCAGGTGGTTCTTCTGCAGGTGGTTCTTCTGCAGGTGGCTCTTCAGCAGGTGGTTCAACAACTGGTGGTTCAACAACTGGTGGTTCAACAACTGGTGGTTCAGGGGCTGGTGCAGGCGGTTCAGGGGCTGGTGCAGGCGCTGGTGCAGGAATTGCATTAATTACTGCTTGTGCTGTAGAAACAACAGTTGGTGCTGCTAACACTGCTTCTACTGCTGTTGAAACAACTGCAATATCTGCCACTTTTGTAGTTAATGTTGTAGTTGCTGTTGTTAATGCAGTCACAATGTTTGCAGAAACGGTAGCAATTACAGGAATTGCTGCTGCGGCTGTTGTATTTGCTGTATTTGTTGCAACAATAGCTGTAACTGCTGAGTTTAATGTAGCAATTTGTGCATTTGCTGTATCAATTGCTGCCAAGACTGTCGCATTGTCTGGATCAGGAGTGGGAGTAAATGCAGATCCTTGACTAATTGTTCCAGTAAATCCCGTAGTAGTGCTTGTATTACTAATATTTGTTACGGGACCATTTGTAGTCTCTCTTACGTTAAATCTAGCACCATTTGGGATTGGTCCAGTCACGCTTACATCTGCCTGCCAGGCACCATCTGAAGGATTAACATCCGCATTAAATCTAACTTGAGTCATTTGTGTTTCTGCTGTTTGCAAAGGATAAACTCTAAGATCCCAAGCAACGCTAAGGGTGTTTGTAGTTGTTGAATATGTAATTCCAGATCCATTACTCCAGGTGGTCCAGTCATACCCTGCTATAGAAATCGAAGGCGCATTCGGAGTAGAATAATAGTTTCCACCTTCATTTACACCAAAGGTAATAGTGGCATTAGACCCGACGTAAACATTGTTGTATGTTACTCCGCCCATCTGTAAATTAAATGGTAAGTTCATTCTAATTCCCGCATCATCTGTATTTGCTAAAACATTTGATGTTGTCCCAACTGTGGCTACCAAAGCATTTACTGCATCTTGAGCGGTATTAATTGCAACATTTGCCTGAGTTAATTGTGTCTGTGCCTCTGTGGCTGCAGTGGTTACTGCTGCTACCGCCGTGGTTGCCGTTGCCACTGTGGCAGTTGCGGTATCTATTGTCGCCTGTGCTGCCTGTATTGCAGTAGAGGCTGTTGCTGCTTGTGCAGTTTCTGTTGCAACTTGAGTAGCAACCTGTGTAACATTTACCTCTGGGGCTGATGTAGAGCTTTCTGCAGGAGTTGCTGCTGCAACTACTGAAGCAACTAAAGTTGTTTCTGCTGCTGTTACTGTTGTAGATGCTTCCGTAACTGCAGTCTGTGCAGCTACGACTTCTGGCGTTGCCGTTGTTGAATTTGCAGGAATTGCTGCTACGGCAGTAGTAACTGCTGCTACGGCAGTAGTAACATCTTGTGTGACTGTTATTGCAGTTGGTGCAATTGCACTAGTATTTGCAACTTCTGCAACCGCTGCTACCGCTGTAGATACTGCTGTGGTTGCGGCGGCTACGGCAGTGTTAGATGTTGTTACTGCTTGTACTGCAGTTGCTATTGTGGCAGTGGCTGTATCTGATGCTGCTGCAGCTTGTGCAACTTCTGTAGTTGCTGTTGCAATTGCTGTGTTAACTGCTTGCTGTGCAGGGCTTACCACAACTTGTTCTGCAGGAGCAGGAGGCTCATTAGCATTAGCAAAGTTAGGGCTAAAAAGGAAAAGCCAGCCAATTATAAAAAGGCTGGTTAAAAAATACTTTAACTTTCTAGTCAACTAGGTATCTCCTAAGTAAAACAATATTTTTGTTTACTTGTTAATTATAGCAGAACTTAGTTTAAGATTAAGTTAATGAGTTTACTTGTACAATGATTCCATCGACAACTGAAAGCAGTTGTGGTCCCTCTGGACTAATAGTTCCTGTAAACCCATCAGGTCCTAATGCGCCAGTCTTAGTTAAAAACAAACCATACTCATTATTATTGGTAAGACCAGATGAGATAGCATTGTAAGCACTTTCAGTATAATTTAAACACCAAACTTCTTTATCTACAGCAAAGTTTGGATAAGGAACACCTAGTGTTAGTGTAAAACTTGCATGCTCTCCAAAAGATTTAAATGTCCAAGACTGTGGAACACCTGCTGTTATAGCGTAATTCATATAAGCATCTACTTGTGGAGTTCTTGCAATTCCAATTGATGCTCCCATTGTAGCGTGATTAAAGTATCCGTAGTTAAGGTTATAATTGCTTGCTTCTTGAAATGATTTTAATGGCAAGTACGCAGGAAGACCTGCAACTACAAGTCCATTTGTATACTCTGTCCAAGATGGAGTTCCTGGTGGATAGCCTGGATTTCCTGGATTAGTAGATCTTATAAATAGTTGTCCTGGATTTCCATAAGGGCTTCCTACTGGGATACTTACGATTCCGCCGATTGGATATGAAGCACCGTTGTTGTATTCTCCTAAGTAGTTTGGGTACTGGCCATCTTGTCCTGCTGGGCCAGATCCTCCTGAAGAACTGAGTGATCCATCACCCATTAAAAATTGAGAGGAGTTTCCTGGAAAGGTTATGCCAGGTGCTGATGTAAATGTAAATGGCATATTAGCGCTCCAAAATTAATACTGCTACTGTTGATGTTCCAACTGCATAAATCTGATGGTTAGGTGCTAAGTCTGCACTCCAAATTTGTCCAGCCGCTAATTTAATTCCGTAGTTAGATGATGTAACTGATGCGTTACCAATATAAACTGGAGCAGAAGCATCTGTGTTTTGTACTGATATAGTATTTGCAGTATCAATAGAGTCGTCAATTGTTAACTCTTGAGCTGTTGATGTTAAAGTTAAATTCCGTGTGCGTAGCATGTTTACTCCTAATGTTGGGGGATTCCCACATATAAATTATACCCTATTTGGGATTATCTGTCTTATAAAAGCCATTACCTTTAAACTGTATGCCAAATGGTGTAAAGTGTCTTGTCATTACCGCCTCGCATTCAACACATGTATAGCCTGGGTCTTCATCCATAATTGATCTATGAGTTGACATTGTTGGGTGTGCATCATCATATGAGCACTTGTATTCGTATACTGGCATTACCTATCCTTTAATTATAATGAGCAGTTTCGGGACATACTCAGGTCCATCCTGCGGGTAACGGCCCGCTATCTGCGACTTCCCAGTGACGGGGTGCAGATTTCTATTATACCTTACTTGATTTTAATTGTTTTTGGTTTCTTCTCTTCTGGAACAATACGTTCTACAAAGATATTAAGAAGACCATTTTCCAATGATGCGCTTGTTACTTCCATGTATTCACCAAGTGCAAATGTTCGAGTAAACTTCCTAGCAGCTATTCCTTTATGGACTACATGCTTTGGGACATCCTCTGTAATGTCTTTTCTTTCACCCTTAACCACAAGTGTTCCATTATCAACTTGGACTGAGATGTCGTCCTTGCCAAAACCAGCTACTGCTAGAGTGACAACGTATTCATCATCACCATGTTGAAAAACATCATATGGAGGATAGGATTCGTGAACTGCTTCTCGATGTATACTGTTGAGACGGGCTAGATCTCTATTAAAGCCAATAAAAAAAGGATCATTGAATAGATCCATGAATTGTGTTACCATTATATTCCCCTTTCAAGCGAATAAATTAATATATGGACCCTCTAATGAGCGATCCATATATTATTATAGCAAAAGATTTATATCTTGTCTACTTCTTTTTGGCCCTTACTTTAGCAAGTGCTTCAAAGTCCTTTACCTTAGTATCCCCTAGGTATCCCCAGGCATATCCATCGGCAATCATTTGTTCATTGACTGATACTTTAGATCCATCTAGAAATAGCCATCCAAGGATGCGCCCATATTTCTCAGATGAGTCTATTTTCTCTGTCTTAATGACAACTTCTTTAGCGTCTTTAATCTTAGACTTTACATACTCTTTTGCTTCAATCCCTAAAACCTTTTCGGCTTTATTGGTTGTTCTACTTTCTGGAGTATCAATTCCAGCCAGCCTAACTCTTGAACTAAATGAGATATCAAAACCTAAATCAATCTCTACATCTATTGTATCTCCGTCTACAACGTTAGTTACTTTCTTAACATGGTATTCGTACATTACATTGGCTTCTTAATTGCAGCCTTCTTTACGGGAGCCGCCTTCTTTACAACTGCTTTTACTGTTGCAGCTTTTGGTGCTGGGGCATCCCAGTCTGGACGAGCAACTGACATTACAAGACTATACGCTCTCTTCTTTAGGAATACGCCGTCTCCGTTTGCTTGTGATCCCTTTGAGCTTCCGCTAGTGTTTCCTTCGTAGCAGTGCAAATTTTTTCCGTCATTTTTAACAACAATTCCAACGTGTTCTGTGTCAGTTGGTGTTTTATCAAAGTTAAAGAATACAACGTCTCCTGCTTGTGCTTGTCCAATTGGAACAATTCTCTTGTTCTTTGCAAACCATTGTGCTCCTGCATCGCATGATGCAAAGCCTTTCTTTGTTGAAGCGGCAACTAGGTGAACTAGTCCTGCATCATCAAAGCATCCTGAAACGAACATTGCACACCAAGGTTGGTGATTCATTCCGTATCTCTTTCCAAAAACTGTATCGTTATTTGGTCCTTCTGCATATCCCTCATCAGCATACTTCTTTGCTGCTGCTACGACCTTTGCGGCCAGCGGGTGTGTGGTTTGTGCCATTTTATTTCTCCTTATTGTAGTTGACTTGATTATAGTATAGCATTTTTTTTATTTGAGCGGATGATGAGAATCGAACTCACCCCTTCTGCTTGGAAGGCAGAGGCACTACCAATATGCAACATCCGCGTTGTGCCATCGGCAGGAGTCGAACCTGCGACCATTCGGGTAGAAACCGAGTGCTCTGTCCTCTGAGCTACGAGGGCGTATGTTTAATCATTTGGAATGTCGGTATCAAGATCCATCTCAATTAAACCAAATTCCTTTGCCAGCTTTTTTCCTTCATCGGACATTTCAATTACTGCTTCAAGATCTTCATTATAAGTAACACTAATTAATCCTTTGTTATATAACTCAATTAAAGATTCATCAACATGTTCTTGATGAGCTTTCCATAAATCGGGGGCAATTAATTTTGCCCTATCGGTTATGTTAAATATAAATTCGCCGTCTTCATCCATGCCCGCCAACTCTATTGCACCTATTGAAATATAGTATTCCATTCTATCTTCGCTGTCCATATTTACCTTTCGTGCAACAAGTAGGACTTGAACCTACGATTACCGAATTATGAGTTCGGGGCTTTAACCAACTAAGCTATTGTTGCTTAGTAATCTATTGTATCGTGCCGTCTTCGTTCTTGTCAATAGTCTCTTCAACTATCTGTTGTACATACTCAGAAAAATGTTTTCTAATATTCCCCATTGGTCTGTGACCAGCAAGTTTCCATATTCTCTTATATTCAATTACATTAGAGAATGTAGTTGGGCAAATAACTATTCCATTATATTCTTTTAATACAGTAGGTAGTGGAACATGTTTTCCACAACACTTGCATTCTTTTGCTTTTTCTTGATACGTGCTCATATTATTTGCATCCTGTCCATTGCGTCTCGTAAATTTTCTGGCATTCTTGGTGCCCTTATAAGATTATAAGAGCTAGTTTCTCCGTCTGCCTCTGTTCCAAAATCATTGTCGTAGCTCATAGATTCATACGTATGTATATTTACTTCTTGATTTGTATCGAACTTACTTCTACTTATTGAGTTATAAATTGATCCACAAACTGCATCCGCCAAGTCTTTTGAGCCTTTTCTTGGGTGGTCTACCCTGTCTCGCATAATTCTTAATTGCAATAGTTCATCAATTAGCAAAGGAATATGCGGACCAATTACTCTTTCTTCGGCAACAACCATTGCCATATCGTCATAATGCTTTTTAGCGACAGATAGAATTTCTGTATTGATGCCATATTGTTTTAGTTGTTGCATCATATCATGTGAATTCCATCTGTCAAAGGTACATACACGAATTTTAAATCCTCGTGTTTTTAATGAAA